TTACCACTCGGCGATGTTATACATCACCGTCGCGCCCTTGTACTTTCCGCCGTCAAAATGCGCCAACGCCTCAAAGCGCCCCTGCTCATATCCGACGGTCATCATAGCCTTGCCGTCAATGACGGATGCCCCCGCTTTGATGCGATGGTCTTTGCGGAGGTTGATCTTATACACGTCTACTTTCTGCTGATCGGGCGGCAGGTCTTTGCCGTCCTTATCCTGAGTGATCGGCGTAACGATCGTCCGATCAGACTTTTCGCGTGCTGCTCTCGGCAGCGTCGGATTGTCCTCCCTGATCTGCCGCTCTACCACCTGAGCAGCACGCTCCACAGTTGGGGCGGTGACATGGTACGTCACCGTAGGTGCACTCTGTCCCGCCTGTACATCCGCAAGCCGCCGCTGCAGTGTCTCAGCGTTGCTCTTGGATATGTCGAGCTGCGCCCGCAGTGTCTTAACATCCTGCGTCTGCTCCTGCGTCATGACGGCAGGTTTTTCCGCCGCCGTCTGATCGGCGGAGTGTCGGCCAACGGCATAGGCGATGCCGACAATCAGCAGACACAAGATCACCAGCAGGCCCGTTTTGTGCTTAGTGACAGTCTCTTTCACTCGTTCAAGCATCATGTGCCCCTCCTCACGCGTTGGCATAATCCGTTACGCCGCGCGCAATAGCACGAGCGAAATCGTCTTGCTGATCGCGCAGAAGTTCCGCATCGTCCGCATTGTCGATGAACGCAAGCTCAATGAGGACAGCAGTCATATCCGTACTTTTCAGCACCCAGAGATCTTTGCGGGCTTTCAAGCCGCGATCGACTGTTCCGAGACTGTCGACGATCTGCTGCTGGACGCATGCACCGAGTTTGTTCCCGTCTGCGCTTCCGGGGTACACGCAAGTCTCGGTGCCGCACGCAGAGCCATTGAAGGCGTTGCAGTGGATGCTGATGAAGATGTCCGCCCCGCTCGCATTAGCCGCGCTTGTGATTGCATAGAGGCTGTCGTCCTGCATGTTGCCGACGACCTCCACACCCGCAGCGACGAGATAACCTGCCACGAGATCAGCGACGCTCTTTGCCACATCGCACTCCCGAAGACCACACCCGCAGGCGCCTGGGTCGGGGTTGCCGTTCGGTGCGTGACCGGGGTTCAAAAATACTTTCATTTGTCGTTTCCTCCTTTGATTCCGCCTTTCTTGCGGACGATCTCAACAATGGCACCCGCCTCCTCAACGCCTGACTGCTGCATGTTTTCAAGGATTGACACAAATTCGGTCAATGCAAGATAGCCAATTGCAACGGTTGCCGCGAAGGCTGGCGCATGTGTCTTGATCAACATAAAGTCGAGCATCAGCGCCGCTGCTACAACACCGAAGTACGTGAGGATTTTGTGTGTGAATCGCTTTCGCATTTCCTCGCTGCGGATATAGCCAAGACGTCGCGCTCTCCGAATCCCTGTGAGTGACTGCCAAAATGTCGGCTGATCTGTCCCGTGGTCGATGAGGCACTTACGCGAGAGCGAGAGCCACTTTGTTACAAGATCAAGGCAGACGAGCGCAACGAATGCCGCGAAGATCTGTGCATGATCTTCGGATGCCAGAGAGATCGCACAAGAGATGCTGAGCTTGAGCCCCCATCCCTCCTGCAGCCTCTGGAATACCTGTGTCATAATTTCCACACTCCTTAGCTCCTTTCTGAGCATACAAAAAGCCGCCATGCGTCATGACGGCTACTGTGGGCGCTGTCTTATCCTACGGTGTGTGTGACAACCCATTCCGCGACCTTTTCGCGGTAAGGCTCAGGTACAACGGGCAGGTTCTTCGGATTGTCCTCAGGCGCGAGTGCATACTTCCCGCCCTTGACAAGGACGCCGTATGCGACGACCATCCAACTGTAGATGACTGCTGCCATGTTACTCACCTCCTTTCAGCTTTGCTTCGAGCGCGGCGAGGCGCGTCTGTATATTGACCATCCCCTCCATGACGGCAAGCTCTGTTTCGGGGATGGGCTGCACGTCCATTTCCTGCGGCTCTGTGTCCTCAGACGGTGTTGGCGCCGGCTCGGGCTTCAGCTTCTCGACCTGCTCCCACTTGCCGCCGCCCCAGCAGATGTCATAGCCCTCCTTTGCGGCGGGCGGCTGCGTCTCCGTCATGTTGCCGGGGATTTGCCACGCGCCGCTGATCGGGCTGCGGTCGGTGTCGTCAAGTGTACGCTCACCGATGTATTTGCCATCAGCGGCGTAGGTGTAGACTGTTTTTGTCTCCATGTATATCCTCCTCAGTATTTGATCTGTGCAATGAGAAATATCGCGGACGGTTGTACCGTCTCTGATGCGCCATAGATAGGGCTGGATTTCGAAGCGTCAAATCTTACATTAACGTGACTATACGTGTGATCGCCCATACCTCCCGATACCGCCTGATCTCCCGGGAAGTCGCTAGCCGAAAACGCACCGCTACGTAACGTATACGCTTTTTCATGATATGAATATGACGTGCCTGTTATATTAGGCAACCCCGCATCGAGGCTCTTGACGTTCTCCCCGCCCTGCAAGACGCGCCCTGTCATGTTAGGCAGGGTCAGCTTGTCCTGCGCTGCATTATACACATATTTGGAGCAATCCTGTGTGTACTGCTCCGCTGTGACGGTCATATTGCTCTCCTGTACCCACGCAAGGAGACGCGGATATTCTGACGCCTTGACGGTTGCCCCGTTTGCTTTGATGTAGCCGTCCCTGAGTGTGGGACGCAGAATGATGTCGCCCACCCTTGCGCCGTCTCTCACGTCGTCGATTATCCAGACGGCGGCACCGTCTGGTATGAGTTGTCCTGCTTTCATATTTTCGCTCCTTTCGCCTGCGCGTAGGAGCGCAAGGCAGTTAATATCTGATTACGGGGATAAGCTTGATTGCGGCTGGTTGGATGGTTTCGGATGAGCCATAGATGGGGCTTGATTTACTTGCATCAAAATAGGCTTTCACACCCGGTGATACATAATCATTTGCACCTCCACGACGTGTGAAGTTTGACGGTAAATTACTATCGTATTTGTGAAATGCGCCTTCTTGATACACCAAGCCGCCACCCTGTCCATCCAGTATTCCGACTGCCCCTGTAATATTCGGCAGCCCCGGTGCGACACTCGCCCCGGCGCCGTCCCCAGTAAGCTGCACCATCCTGTCCGTCCAGTTCGGCAACACAAACGTCGCCGCGCCATCCCCGCGCCCGAACAGTCCCGCATTGGCGTTCACATCGTCCGTCCAGAGGTGATACCGTTCGGCAAGTGCGACAAGGCGCGGATAGTCCGCGCGCTGCACCGTCGCACCGTTACACTTGATGTAACCCGCAGGGAGATAGAGTGACCCGCGCACAGCTCCAACGGGCGTTCCATCGCGCAGATCGTCAACAATCCATACGGCCGTGCCGTCATGGATAATTACCCCCCCGTTTTCGATCGTCTGTTTGATTTTATTGGGCAACTCCGCGCCCGTGGTACCCGCCTTGACGCACTCAAGGCGCGCCCACGATGGCAGGGCTTTGTGATACGCGATGTCGCCGACTGCGTAGGTCTTGCTGCGCTGGAGGATGGCGATGCCGGCGTCGCTGATAATCGTCTTTACCTCCGGTGTGAGGTGTTTCTGTGTAATTACGCCGTCCGCGATCTTTGCCCCTGTGACAGCTGCGTCGCTCAACTTCTTTGTCGTGACGCTCCCATCGGGGTGGTCGAGCTCGGCGGCGGTGCGGTGGGCGTTCAGCATCTTCACGGTGACGAGCCCCGCAGGGGAGATCATGGCAACTACATTTGCCATGTTGCTTGTCACAAGCTCAAACTGATAGGTCAGTGTTACGGGCGATTGCGCGTTTTTGTTCGGCATATCGTCAGGGGCTGTGTCAATTCCCACCAGATACAGGATTTCTCCAACGTCTGGATCGTTCGCATACAGCCCCATTTCTGTGACGGAAAAGGCACTTTCGACGTTGGAAGATGATGCGATGCCGACGACTTCGCAGATGCGATCGTCCTCCGCGCTCACGTCGCACGAGCTAATCCCGAGGACGAGCTGCGGGCTTTTGAGATCATTCATGTCCTTGACCTCGCTGAGCGTAACGTCTCCGTTGCCGATTTTGATTTTTGTCAGGGTGAGCTTGCATTTGCCCGCCTCTACTTTCGTGCGGAGCTGTTCGCCCTTTCGCGTAAATTGATGTGTCGACCAGTTACTCACGTATTACGACCTCCTTATAGACCGATATTGCTATCCCTTGATACGTGCCGCTGTGAATGGTGGCATTCCGTGGACGCGGTGGCAGAATGCGGTATGTCCTGTTCGTCGATACGGCTGCGCCGTGATACATCCCGATGCGGACAGGGCGCGTGAATCCTATACTTTCAAGCCAGCTTCGCGTGTTCTTGACTGCGTGGATGATGCGGATGACGCGGTCAACATCCTCCAGTCGGATGGTTTCGGGGCGGATAAAGCGCACACGGAAATAGTACGGCCGCCCGCCATACTCGAACCACTCACTCACTTCGCCGCTCGCATAAACCATCCGCAGCGCGAGTTCTACCGCCCGTCTCGTTCCCTTGATACGGTGCAAGGCAATCGACTGTTTGACGGCACTGCGCTTTTCGGCGAGTGTCGTGAGTTCCTCGTAAAAATCGACATGGAGCTGCCACGCAAGGAGATCAACGACCACCTCTGGGAGTTCGTCAATGCGCGGCAAGATCAGTGCCTCTCGGAGCTCCGCGGTGACCTTTTGCAGTTCATCATCAAGTGCCTGTGCCGCCGCATTTACCTGCTCGTCTGCAAGGAGATTCGGCGGCAGGATGTCGAGTATGGAGAGGCATTGCAGGTCTTTACTCATCCTCCACACCTCCAAATCGCACGTTGACATGATCAGCGACGGCGACTTGCTTTCTGTTGGTCGCGGTAAATACGGGCAGGTTGATTTCTGCCCGTTTTACGCCCGCCTCACGCAGACGATAGTAGAGCTCCGTCGGATTGATGTCTCTGCCTAGGCGTTCTTTCTGCCACATAATAAATTCCTGCACGGCTTTTTCGGCACGAGACTGTATTGCCGCCGCTTCGGTCGCGTCGCGTCGATCGATGTAATAGACTGCGTCCACATCATACGTGACGCGCTCCGGGGCTTTGACGCTTACCTTGTCCGTCAGAGGGCGAATGCTTTTGTCGTTCACTTTTTCGGTCACAAGTGCAAGAATCTCACTGCCCGGGATAACGCCGCCCCGCATGAGCGGATAGACATTGACCTCGCCCGGCGCGGGACTGTCTACGCTCACGTCGGAGATGAGTGCGGATGCAGATTTTGCATGATACTCATAGGCGAGTGTCGGTCCTGCTGTTGAAAACTTCTCCGGCGATTCGTGAATGCGTTCGCGATATGCCTCATCGTCCTCCACATCTGCGCCGCCTTCGGTCTTTGTTGTGTTCGTTGCCGACATGAGAAAAGGCACAGGGTCGACAATTGTCTTGAGTTCCCCCGCTGCGTATCCGTTTCCGACAGTCCCCGCAACCACACACACGGCTGCGCCGAATGCCTCTGTCTCTCCCTTTGCAATGATAACGGGCGCGTTGAGTACGAACATGATGCCATCCCCCGCCGTAACACGCAGCCCCTGCGAAATAGTTGTTGCCATTTCACGCGGTGCGGACAGAACAAGCTTTAGCGTCGTATGTGCCGACGATGCCCCGATGCGCTCTGTTCCGACGAGTGCGCCGATGTGGTCGAGGTTGTCCCCCGTTGCATATGCGAGAAGATTCATTTTTGCCGTCTGGTCGATGAGTTCCCGCTGTTGAATGATAGTTGCCTCTACCCCGAGTAGGACAAGACGCAGAGGATCGGCACGGGCTAGTTTTCGTTCGAGCAATCCTTCCACCGTCTTGACGAGGTTTGATTCAATCAGTGCAGGCGCACGCTCTGCAAAGGACAATCTCGGCAAATCACGCAGTCTCATCTCGTATCCTCACTTTCACCGTCGTATTGAGCACGCCCTCCTCGCCATCGCCACGATAAAACACGCCAAGCACCTGTGCACGCGGCTCATATTTATTCACTGCTGCAACAATCTCACTCGTAAGCCTCGCCTGCGCCGATGCGATCGGCAGATCAATGACCTCGCCTGAGATGCCAAACTCGCGATCCATTGGAACGCTTTTCTTGAGCGTGGTGAGGATCGTCCGCACATTTTGCAGGATTTCCGCCGTGCGAGACGCAGGGGCAAAGTCCACCGCCCCGACTTCCTGCGTTACATCATATGTCACTTCTCCTTCGCCTCCTCCGTCTGTTCCTCTTCCTCCGGCTGCGCCTCGTACATCTCAGGCAGATATTCTTTCAGCGTGATTTCGACCTGCGTCACGAGGATACGCCCGCCATGATCGACACGCTCGGCACTCTCACCGACGCTCTCAATCACCCACATATGTGCCCCGACCGCCTCATTACCAAAGATGAGGTACATCGGCTCGCCATTTTCGCAAAGTTCGCGGAGTTTCGCCGTCTCCTCGGCAGGGCTCACGCCAAGCCCGACATGAAACTGCATGGCAAAGGTGATTTCTTCGCCGTCGGGGGCAATAAATTCGATGAGCGGCTTTTTCCCAATGATCTCATGCGTGGCAAAACGAGCTTTTGTGGAACGCTTATAGTCGCGGAACGTACGCACCTCATCCTCTGTCACCGTAAAGACGATGTCGCCAAGTGAGCCGATCTGCTTGTTGATCTGCAGCCATGGGAAGCGGTCGCCGAGGTCGGATATGAAGTTATCCCGCACTTTGAGCAATCGTTTTGTCGCGCGTGCTTTATACGAATCCACGACCTTATTCAAAATCCCCATACTATCCTCCTACAAACACATTCCCGCTCCCTGTTGTGTGACTGCCGGACTGCCCACAGGACTGACAAACGGTCGCGTCACCGATGCGAATCACCGGGCGGCCGTTGCAAAAAACGGTAGAACTCCCCACGACACTCGCAAATGTCCCGCCATGTGGACAGTTTGTTGGCCCCGTGTCATTGAGACGATGCAGCCCCTTCCCGTTGACAAATACATTTCCGCTCGTAACGCTGACCGTCCCCGTGCGCCCATGCGGACAGCATGGAAGCCCCTTGTTGCAGGTTCCCGTTGTTGCGTCACCGTCCCTTACTGCTGATGGCATATCTTCACCTCCCTAGTTTAGCGAGATTGTCCGTCCGTTGACCACGATATCCCCCGTACACTGGATGGTCAGACCGCCCGTCGCGCGATCGAACTCCACAAAGGAGCCATCGGAGAAGTCGATGCGACGTTTGTCTACGCTGTCAGCGTTCCCGTCGCCTGCTTTGTAATGCGCGCCGAGGATCCAGCCCGTCGAGAAGTTCTTGTCGTTGCAGGCGAAGAGACACACAACCTGCTCACCGATGTCCGGCAGCCAAAAATCACGATTGACCTTGCCGCCGCGCGTGAGAACAGGCAGGACGGGCGATGTTGTGTTATCCTTTTCTTCGAATACTACACGCGCGGCACAGTCTGAGGGAAGCACCTCGCTCACGATGCCGACGCGCACCATGTTTCGCACGGCTTTAGTATCCATCAATGACCCTCCTTAGTTCTATTTTTGTCGTATACCCGCTGCCGATCTCGTGCGAACTGCGCGTAATGAGGTATTTCCCGTCATAGACGTGGAAGCCTACAAGCGTAACCGTATTGGACGCGAGCAGGGCAATTTTTCCGACCATGGAGAGCGAGACTGACATCTCTTCCAAATTCTTCTCGCGCAGTTTCTTCTTGGCAAGCTTTTCTGCCTCCTCAATGCTTTCCACCTTCTCGTTGATCTGGAGCGTCTGCCCTTTCGCGCGGTGTGGGTCCGTGAAGGTGTATTCGATGAGCTCCCCCTTCTTCCCGTTCTTGTACTTGACGTGACAGGCGCGGTAAATCTCGTGAATGGTTGTCCGGCAATCGAACGAGATGATATTATCCTTGCCCTTGGTGATTGTCATGACAGGCTCTGCCGCCTCATATTTTGCGATATCAAAGACGACGATGTTCTTGTCTGTCACCTTGAGTGCAAGCCCCGCATCCTTGCAGAGCTTTTGGAGAAAAGCAAGGTCGGTCTCCTCCGATTGCTCCGCGCGTTCGATGACGGGATCTTCCGGCGCGTCATAGAAATGCTCCATTGCTGCTCCCTCTGCCACATCCCGTACAATGCGGGAGAGATTCGCCTTCTCCCATGCACGCGTACGTTCCACGCCGCGCAGGTCGGTGTTGTTGGGTACGGAGATGAGTTTGATCTTCGCCTCATTCGGCGGTCCCGTGTTCGTGATCTCATCGACCTCAAACTTACCGAATGGAAGTTCTCTGTTATCCCCTTCGCTCTCCCAGTCGGAGATAACGAGTGTGATGTCCATGATTGCGCCGCGCTCCGGGAACCAGTCGCCCTGCCAGAGCGCCTCACGGTCTTCGAGCGTGATTTCCGCGCTGTCTGCTTCTCCACTGAGGACTTCCCGCACAGAGAAGGATTTGAGAAAGCGGGCGATGTCCTGTGATATATCCACATTGTCATATTTACATTTGACCCTTGCCCGACGCGATTTCATTGTCTCACCTCTTCCACGGCGGCAGATTCTTCGCACGGCTGTCTTTCGGTACGGGCGGGATGGTCAGCACCGTGCCCGCCGAGAATATCGCCGTCCGTACATGGGCATGGTTCGCATCCATCAGAATGTCCATATATCCACAGTCCCCCATCTGCTCGTATGCAATGAGGTCCCATGTATCGCCGCTTTTCGTTCTATATTCTTTAGCCAAAAGAGAGCCTCCCTATCTCGCGATTGTACGCCTCCATCTGCTCTGCAAAGGTTCTCTGTACCGTCTGCGCTGCATCTGTGACTGCCTGCTTGACCTTCTCCGGCTGAACGCTTCCGCTGAAATTCAGCGTAATGGAGATCGGCGGCGCATTCATCGGCTGCATGGTGTTCGTTGTCGGTGCTGCACCACTTTCACTTGCTCCATTGACGCTTACGCGTGCAACAGAGAAACGCTGCGCATTCCCCTCCTCCTGCCCAATACCGAGAAGTTCGCCCGCCTTGCGCCATAGCCCGATCGCACGGGGTGAGCCGTCCAGAGGGATTGCCGCCTCTGCGCTGTCCTCTGCAAAGGTCGTAAGGAACGCGCCCTTGCGGTAGATACCACCGCGTGCGTTTGCCGCTATCTCCTGTCCTCCTCCGCCGCCGCTCTCACCGCTTGCAAAGTTCTTCACATCCTGGATGATGCCCGTCACCATGTTCTTGATGCCGCCGAGGACGTTGCTTGCAATGTTCGCCAGCATTCCGAAAATGCTGCTGAACACCTCCACAATACCGTTCCACGCCATCGACCAATCCCCGGCGAATACGCCCGTGATGAAGGTGATAATCCCCGTAAGGACACCGACAATGCCATTGATGACGGATGTCACAATTCCGATTGCTGTTGTAATAACACCAACGACCACATTTGCAAAGACGATAAACGCGGCAACAAGAACCCCGCCGAATATTTCAGCGACGGTCATACCGATACTGATGAGCGCGTCGAACGTCCCGCTATGCTCTGCAAACGCCGCACTTACTTGAGCGAATGCCGCCATAAATGCCGACCCGATTGCCGCAATTTTCGGTGCGAGCGTATCCACCAACGTATAAAACGCCGTTTTCAGCCGCTCTATGGTCGGCTGCATTGCCGTCCATGCGTTGCTGAAAGCGGTCTGAATCCGCTGCCATAGCTGCATGAAGAATGGCCCCACCTTATCCCAGTTGGCATAGATGAGATATGCCGCCGCCGCAAGTGCCATGAGAGCAATCCCGAGCGGCGAGAACATCGCCGCCATCGACGCCCTGCCGACGGATAGGATCGCCGTCCCAAGTCCTCGAAATGCGGCACTTGCTTTACTGATAGCGCCCGTCATGCTGAAATTGCGTGCCATGTTGAGCGCCGCAAGCCCCGCTGCTTTGGCACTTTCGGCAATCGCTACCGCTGCATTCATCATGGCGATACGCGCGGCTTGTCCGAATGCGATGATACGAGCAAATGCAAGCTGCACTCCGTTGACGCCCGACATAACCCCTGCACGTATAGCATTTCCTACATTTGCCCATGTAATCGCACGTAACCTTGCGTAGGTCTCTGCTGCCTGCGCACCAAGTGCCCGATACATTCCTGCACTCGATGCCGTATTGATCGCTGCCATTGCCCGCGCCTGCGCCCATGTTGCCACGGTCAAAAGCCGCTGTCCTGCCGCCGTATTCATGGTCGTTAGGTAGTAGAGCCGCATGGATGCCGCTGCATATCTATACACTGCTGAAGCGAGCTGAAAACCCTTCACGGCAATCACAAGCGCAGCGATCGCCGCCCCTGCTTCGACGGCAGCCTTTGTCAGCCCCTCATGCTCTTTTACCCATGCGGAAACCGACGCCGCCGCATCTGCGCTCCATTTCGCGGCGTCTGCAACAGCAGGTAGGAAGAGCGTGCCGATGGAGATTGCCGCGCCTTCGATTGCCGACTGCATTTGAACGATGGCGCCTTTTGCGTTGTCCAACATAACAGTCGCCATCTTTTCTGCTTCGCCGTCGCAGTTCTCCATCTGCGTCACAAGGTCGTTAAATACATCAGGTCCCGCCTCGAGTACGTTTAGCCATCCTGTCGCAGCTTCTTTTCCAAAGATGATCTGCATATAGGAGAGCTTTTCCTCATCGGTCAACCCCTGCATTTTGTCGCGCAGTTCCTTGAGCACCGCGACCATTTTATGCGGCCCTTCCTCCGACATGTTGTCCATGTCGATGCCGAGGGAAGAGAGCGCCGCTGATGCTTCCTGCTGCTGTGCGGAGAGATCCGAAAGAGAAATACCGAGTTCATCCATCGCCTTGCTCGCCTTTTTCGGCGGTCCCGCAAGACGCATAAAGCCCGCACGGAGCGATGTGCCTGCCTGCGATGCCTTGACACCTGCATTTGCCATGATACCCGTGAGGGCGGCGGTCTCCTCCATTGATGCACCGAATGCACGCGCAACAGGTGCGGCGTACTTCATTGTCTCGCCGATCATCTCGACGTTGGTATTCGTACGTGTCGCCGTGACGGCGAACACGTCCGCCATGTGCGAGGCCTGATCCGCCGCGAGCCCGAACGCTGTAAGGTCGTCCGATACGATGTCCGCCGTACGAGCTAGGTCTGTACCACCTGCGGCGGCAAGCGCGAGAAGTCCAGGCATACCCGCGATGATCTGCTCTGTATTCCATCCGGCCATACCAAGATAGCTCATTGCCTCTGCCGACTGCTGTGCGCTGAACTGCGTCGTCTCACCAAGACGACGCGCCTCTGCGGTGAGCCGCCCGATTTCATCGCTGTTGGCGCGGGTAATCGCCTGCACCTTCGACATGGAGGCTTCAAACTTCGCGGCGGTCTCGATCACGCCATAGAGAGGTGCGGCAAGCATGCCCGCCGTAGCAACAGCATTTCCGAATCCCGCCTTTGCGCCGGCAAGATTCTCCCCTGCTGCCGCCTTTGCCGCTTGTGCATTTTGTAGACGGTCGGCAGCTGCTTTGGTCTGTGCCATCTCTTGCCGCAGACGGGTGAGATGCGTGCGGTATTCATCGGCACTCATTCCCGCCGCGCGCATTCCCTGTTGCGCGCGTTCCATTGCCGACTGGTACTGACTTTGCGAGATTTTCCCCGCGTCATACTGTTGTTGAATACGCGCAATCTCACGCGAATAGCGTTTTACTTCTCCTTGCGATGCCTGCCATGAGCGTTCCAGACGCTTCTGTTCGGCGTTCAAAAAGCGTGTATTGTCACTCAACTGCTGCATGGCAAGAGAGCCACGATTCATGGCCGCACCGAACGATGCGTTCATCACGGCGCCGATGGCAAATGAAATGGCAAATATTTTTCCAGCCGCCACAAAATCCCCCCTTTTTCTGCTATAATAGATTTATCAAATATGACAAGGAGCGTGATTTAAATGTTTGAGTTTATCTTCGGTTTATTCTTCGTCATGTTGGTTGCTTTGCTGTCAGCTGTCATCTTCTACGCTCTCTTTGAAATCGCAAAGCCCATTATCAAGATTCTCTTGGCGATTCTCTTCATCCCTTTTGCCATCCGTGATATTCACCGAAAACGAAACGGCACATACAACGAGTTTGAAGATGTTTTCAGTAAATCCTAAACAACGCAGAGGCAGCGGCTCAGGTCGCTGCCTTTTTATTTGCGCCGCTTTTCTTCCTCAAACACATCCATCCAACGGCGGAGTTCTCGGAGCGTCTGACTTTGCCAGAACTCAATCGCCCCCGCCTCACGCAGGGCAAAGCTGATGGATCTCAGCTGCTGCGCCGGGTCAGCTCTTCGCCCAAAGACTGCAACAAAAAATTCAGCGTCCTCGTAATGACCGCCGTATAGCTGCGCAGTTTCAGCTTGCGGATCTCCTCGAACGGTACCCCCATCGCCGTTGCCGCGAGCCGTGCGCGGAAGTTCGCGCTGTAGATAATATCCGGCGTCGGATCACCGACCATGCGGCAGGCGCGTTCGGCGTTAATGAATGCGTTGGAGTCCAGTTCGTCCAGACGATTCTCAAGCTCCGTGAAATCAAGAGCCGTCTTCTCCTCGATGACCTCCGCCGTCTCCATGTTCTCTTTCTTGTCCATGTCATATCCTCCTAAAAAAATTATAGAAAAAGCACTGTGCGTAGAGTTCACAGTGCTTTTCTCGTTTACAGTCCCAGTGCCTTACGCACGTCCGCGAGGTAGTCGATGCCGTCGATGAAGTGGATGTAGTTCAGCTTGTCGATCTCGACCTTGCGCTTACCGTCAATGGTGACCTTGAGATAGGTCACTTCAAGCGTGTTCTTGCTGTCTGTATGATCGGCGGGCTTAAGTGAGCCGAGACTTCCCTTTTTCGGCAGTCCGCGAATGTTGACCTTGACCTCCTGCACCTTGATCTCGCCTGTCGCAGCGTCATACTGCTCGTTCGCCCCGCGAAACTCGAGGTCATGCGAGCGCATGGCGAGGAGTTCGGTCACGTCCTCATTGATTGTGCGCCAGCTGATCTCCGTCTCCATGCTTTCCGTCTGCCCCGGCGTTGGCATTTCGATCTCGCCGCCAATGCCCGCGCCGGAGATGGTCGCAGTCTTATAGCTGATGTCCGGCAGCGTCACATCCGCCATGCCGAGCTTTCGATTGCCGCCCTTGAACACCTCGAAGTTGATGAGCTTGTCGCGAACGGTGTTCACGCCCGCGAAACGCTGCAGGTCAAATGTGAATTTCTTTTCCTTCATGTGCTATCCCTCCCCTTAGGAAAACAGTGCCGAGATGTAGCCCGGATCATACTCCATGACGAACTCGATATCACGCGCGGGCGCGGCAGGCGTAAGATAGACATGGAAGCGGATGATCCCGTCCATCAGCTCCGTTGTCGTGTTCTCATCCTCACGGAACTCCACGCGGCCGCCGAGGAGTGCCCCCTTTGCCGTGAGACCGTTCAGCCAGATGTTCGCGCTGTCTACGACCGTCTCGATGAGCCGCTTGTTCGTCGGCTCGTCGATCTTGCTCCAGAATGTCGTGACAAGGGTATTTCCCACCCAGTTGAACATGCGGCGGTTGTTGATGAAGTTGTTCTTCACGTCCGTATTCGACGGATATGCCGTCGTACGGTTCCCGTACGCTTTCCATCCGCCGATGAAGTTCAGCGCGGTCACGATGCCCTGCCCGTTCAGATATGCCGCCTGCGCAGGGTTCGTGAAAATCTCTGTGCCGTCGGCAAGGCACGCGCCGTCCGCCTGCAGGGACTTGTTCGACGGCGAGTAGTACGGAACATCGTCATGCTGACTGTCCGTGCGGTTCATGAGCGAGGCGATCTGCGTGGAGAGGTGATACTTCTCATTCCCGAGCTTCACCTTCGGCCAGCAGAGAATGCAGTCCTTATCGGCAAAGTTCTTGTCATTCTTCCACTTGCTCGCGGCGGTGTACGTCTTGACCTCCTTCGTCGGGATGTCGCAGATGGAAATGGCGTTGAAGTGCCCGCAGATGTTGTGTTCCTTTGCCTTCATGACCGCTGCGACGGTCACATCATGCGACCAGCCGGGCGCGATGATGATGCCGGGAACAAGCCCAAAACGCGGGAACACCTCGTCAATCAGCTCAAGCCCCTCGGTACGATTCGTGACCGTATCGATGCCGCCGATGATATCCACCGCCTTTACCGCCGCCGGGTCGAGAATGGTATAGCTCAGATAGAGTTCCGTCTGCCCGCTCGGAATGCCTTTGCCCGTGATCGGCGTGATAATGACGCATCCCTCATCGTCATACGCCGCTGTATAGTCCGTGCCCTTCACAAGCTCCTGATGTGCCGCCCCAAGCTTGACCTTGAGCGTATCCAGCAGTACCGGCTCCGTCATCGTGACAATGCCGCCCGCCATCGCCGTCTGCTTGTCTTGAACGTTCTTCTTGTGCTTTGCGGGGTCAAGGACGTTCACCAGTACGATCGGCGCCATGTTGAACAACGCGAAATGCGTCTTGATGACCTCCGCGAGCGTGTACTTCTCCCAGTCATCCGAATAGCCAAGTGCCGCGACTGCCTCCTTGTAGGAGTAGCAGAGTACGGGCGTATTAACCGCTGCGGGTGCGCTCGCCAGATGGACGGGTGCCGTACCGAATGCGACAATCAGCCCGCTGTCGGTTGTCGTCATCGGCACAAGGCTCGTTGCGCGCTCATTCGTATATACGCCGTGTTTGTAACCCAATGCCATAGTTATTCACCTCTTCCTACTTCAAGAGCCGCCAGATATAGCGGCGTGCCCATCTGTACGACCTCTGCCATCGCCGCGCCAAGCTCCTCCACGGGAACAAAAAGCCGCTCAATTCCAACGTACTTCTCCTTTGCCACCTCGACGACCTCATGCGGATAACCGCGATAGACGGTATAGCATTTCAACCCATCCGCAAGGCGATTCGGCCCGATGTAAACGTAATTCTCCGCAGTATTCTCCTGCACAGGTGTCGCCTTTTTCGCTTTGGCAGCAGGTGCTTCCTGCTTCTTCATCTCTTCACTCATGTATTACCCTCCTGCATAATACGATCAAGTTCCGCCGCCATCCGTTCGTTCGGCTGCGCAACGGTGTAGACCAGTGTCGCATAGCCGAAATAGTACGGGTACGGTTGTATCTCGATCGTCTCAAATTTCGTCGGCAGGACAAGGCGAAAGCGATTCTCCAATTTACGGAAAACTAAAAGGCGCTGCCGTACCCGCTCCATGATGGAGAGCAGGTCGCGCCACGCCTCTTTATCCTCGCCGTATACGCCGAACGTCAGCCCGATGGTCGCCTCCGCGCCCACCTTCTCCGGCTCTGTCACATCCTCCGTCTTCTGCCAGCTGACAACAACGAGCGGATAGTATGTGTCGTCCTTAAATTCATCATCCGGAATGTGCTGCGCATAGACAGAGATTTTCTTATCTGCCTGTCCCTCTGCTTTCATCCGATAGTTTGCCGTCGCCGCTTCGACCTCACGGACAACGGCACTCACAAGCATTGCAGGTGTCATCATCGATACCTCGCCAAGAAATTATTGACCTCACGGTCGACCGCCACCGAAAGCCGCCCCTGCAAACGCTCCTCCATGTAGTTCCGTATGGTCGGATGTCCGAGCATCTGCGGCACGGACGGCGCGAAATTCTTTGCAATCGGCATGGATTCATTTCCATTCGTACGATGAAATACGCCGATATGCCCGCTCTGCATCCGTGCAAGAAAGGCGTGTGCAATCGTCCCGCCCTGCCCGCGTACGACTTCGCTGTAGAGATACTTTCCCTTCGGCGGGCGTTTCGTCGGCACACGGTTCGGATTGTGCTTGAAATACGCGAGATCATTCACGTGCCCGCGTGCGGAAAATACTGCGCCGTTGCCGCGATAGGAGACGCGCATCGCACCCGAAATACGCTTCTTTTGGAACGTATACCGCTCTGCGATTTTCTGCGTTGCCTCACGCTGTACGCCTTTGACAGAACTCCGCACCGCACGTTTTGATAGGCGGTCGACCGCCCTCGGAAACTCTTTGAGCAGGTTTGCTGCCCGCTGCAGATCACTGTCATCGATCTCAATCATGGAAATCCACCTCCCGCACGGAATGCGCCCAGTGTAATGGTCAGCATCCCCATATCCTCCGTACACGTGTCCACGGTATAGCGTTTGCCGTCGACCTTGAAGTTTGTCCCCTGTTTCGGCACAGAGGGCAGATCACCCGCCCGCACGCAGACGGTCAGATAGTCTCCGTGAAGCCCCTCAGGGGTTCGTCGCCCGCCATGCAGGGAGGCGTTACGCTTCTCAGTCATGTCGCCCGAGATGACGCAGATGCACTCTGTCCCGTCCAGATTGTGACGCTCGCCAAATTCTGCCGGATTCAGGAACACGCGCGTGAGGTCGGCGGCAACCTGCTCCTTGAATCCCATCATCCGATGCGGACAAGCGCCACCGTGTCCGCCTGCTCTTTCGGCGCAATCGCATAGCCCGCGCGTACCGTATCCGTACTCGCAGCAGCGACAATGGCGTTGTCACTCTTGTCCCAGTAGACCTCTGCGCCGACCTCGATCTTGCCCGTCATCGCAGGGAGACGGAACGCGCCTACAAGCGTCACGCTCCCCATCTCGCCTTTCGGGATCTCCGAAAGTGCGACGCCGATCCGCGCCGCAAGCGGGACGACCTCCATATAGGCGAGCTTCTTTGTCGGCGTGTAGTCGATGTTATCCCCGCGCTGAACGTACGTTGCTTTTACTGCTTCTTCCATGACTTAATTCCTCCTTACTTGCCGGTGCTCTTTGCGATGCCGCGATAGTCGAGCAGATTGACACCCACGTCCATGTAGATACGCCACTTGATGCCGAGCGTGTCGAACTGTTCCGCACGCTCCATCGTCGGCGTGAGGTTGCCGTTGAGGCTCGTGACCTCGATGGTCGGCGCAACGCCCGCCGCTGCCGCGAGATAGAACGCCTTTGCATCCTCAAGCTCCGGCTCAGAGATGACCGTCATCTTGTTCGCGAATGGGTTTGGTGTCGCGTTTGCCTTCGTCGGGTCAACCACCGAGCTGATGAGCTGCGCCGCCTGTACCTCGAGTTCGACGGGACAGATGAGAAATGCGGGCTGGATGTTGAGGTACTCAAGCCCTGCGATGTTCTTCTGCTTCGCCATCGCCGCCTTCATCTTCGCAAGTCCCTCGATGGAGATGTCTACCGCATGGAGTGTGTTGTGGTTGTTGCTGAAGAGCGGATCGCCCTCGATGGTCGGGTTCGCCTTGAGCAGCTTGTAGACCATCTTGTTGATCATGCGCCGTGCGGACGCTCCGTAGATTGCAGGAATCTGCTGCAGTGCGCCCATATCGTCATTGATAATCGCCTGACGTGTGATCGAGAACATGCGCCCGTAGGTCGCGACGCTCGTTTTTGCCATGCTCTCCGTGATGCCGCTCGCCTTGAACTCGCCGCTCTCGTTCAGCTTTTCGAGCGTATCCGCCTCGCTCAGGCGATAGCGCGGCGCATCCTTGAAGTCCGAATTGCTTCCATGCGCCGTCCAGAGCTGATACGTTGTCGGTGCGGTCTGGTACGCCTGCGCCATGCTCTTATGCGCGACATTCGAGAGGATGCCGGGGAATGCGCCCGTGCCTGTCAGAGCCTCGCGGACAATCGTTTCATCGTCCATCGTTCGCGTATTCTTGCCAAGTTCGCGCTCCACACACTCAGCGGCAAGGCGAATCATGCGCTTCCCGCGATACTCATCCGCCCCCGCCGCCTTGTTTTCGACCTTAAGCCCTGCCCGCATGGCAAGACCATCCGTCGCCGCCGCGCGAAACTTGTCCATCTCGTCAACCTGCACCGTCACCGTCTGCGCCGTGCGCTCCTGTGCCAGTTTGTCGAGAATTGCCGCGCGGACAGCCTCGACGCTCATACCATCGTTGATATACGGCGCATCGTCTACGCCGAACTGCCGGCACATCGTCCCGATCTCGCGCACACGGGCGCGCTCCTCCGCGACTACCGCCTGACGCGCCGCCTCCGTATCCGGCTGCACGGCCGTCTCCGGCGTCACCGCCGTTACATTCTCCTGCGCCTTAACGCCATTCTCCTTGTTCTGTTCGTCCATTGTTCCATCTCCATTCTCTAAGTAACTACGTCCTACGCCTACCGTCGGGTCAGCAGGTACGGACACAATCGAAAGCTCGTACGGCGTCCACCGCGTCGCGACCTCACACGGCCCCGTAAAGCGTCCGTTGGTACTCGTAGCCCCCGCCTTGACTTCCTCCCACACATCGACCGCATAGCCGACGGACACGCCCTTCAGCGTCCCAGAACGCACCTTCTGATAGACGCGCTCACTCTCTTCGTCCTCGTCGAACTGAATCACCGCGCGCAGCTTGCGCGTCGTCTCATCCAGTCGAACATCAAGCACGCGCCCGATTACGCGGTCACGGTCATGGTTGAAGAGTACGACGCCGATCTCCTGCAATCGGCTCAGATCAATCGCCCCTGCGTCATGCGAGAGAATTTCATCGCCGAACCATCGACGGCACGGCTCCTCACTCGAAAGCGACAGCTCCGCTTGACGCTTGTCGCCGTCCTCCTCATTTTCTCGGCAGATAATCGCACCTGCGTACACCGCCCGTCGCTGCGGCTCATTTTTGTTCCTTACTGCCATCTGCATCCTCCTTTTCATCGTCTGTGTTATTGACATGATTGCTCTGCGCAGCCTGTACCGTGATCGGCGTATGCACCGAGAGCTTCAAGCCCATCGCCTCGGCGGTCTCCTTCTCAAGCGCCATCTGCTCAAGCTGTTCGCGCCAGTCATAGCCACGCTCGGCACACCACTGCGCGAGCGTTTTGCCGCCGTTCTGGATGGCAGCGATGTCCGCCTGCACTTCCTTTTGCGGGTCAATCCATGCCCAGCCGGGCGTAACCCATTCGACTGTCTGATATGTCGCCCTGTGCTCGAAATAGTCGGGGATGTCAAGACTGCCCGCCATCACGCACAGATCCATCCACTCGCGATAGATCGGCGCGCACAGATGCGCCGCCATGAACTCCTGCATCGGCTCAAAGGTCTTGCGATCCTCAAGCATCCCCTGTCGCGCACTTGAAAAGCTCGACGTATTGAAGTCGCGGCTCATCAGCTCGTATGAAAGCCCAAGTCCCGCACCTGCAAGCCGCTCCTGTATGGCAACATAATCCCGCGCATTCGTCAGTCCGCGCGACGGGTTCGCCGTGTCGACCTTCTCCCCGGGTGCAAGATATTTGATCATGCCGGGACGGATCGCACTCAGCTGTTTCCCTTCTTTGTCTTTCGCGTTGACGTTAAAACGCCCAAGCCCGCCCGCCGCGCCGTCCCCTGTTGTGATAAAGACGGAGAAGCATGCCGCAATCCGCGCTGCGACCGTCTCGGCGTCGATATAGTCCTGCGTGTCCTTGAGCCGCTTGATGATCGGCGCAAGGTCGGAGATGCCGCGTATCTGGTCGGGCTGTGCGCGCGTCCAGAGGTGGATGATCTGCTCGGCGGGTATGCGGTCGGGGTTGTACTCCACGTAGCCATCGGGGCTTTTGCGGTCAATCCAGTACGCAAGCGGCCGCAGGTGGTCATTCAGCTCCACACCGGAGCGGATGATATTGTTCGTCTTTGGCGCGTAAAGGAGAAAACTACTGAGGAGGTCGGACTTGATGACCTGCAGCTTCAACGGATGCCGTCCCCTACGCGTGACTACTTTCTTGATGAGGATTTCCCCGTCGACGATCTTACGCCTGAGAAGCATCGCCTGCAGTTCCGCAAAGCTCTGCTGTCCTGTGATGTCACAGTTCTCTGCCGCCGTCCACTCCCGCCATAGTGCTTCGATGCGGCGGTTCAGCTCCTCATTTCCGGTTCGCGCCTGCGGCTTGATGCCCGTGCCGACAACGTTGCGCACGATGCCGCCCACGGCTGCGCCCGCAATGTCGCTGTTGCGCTCAAGATACCGTGCCCGCGCCTTGATGAGATCGCGCTGCGTCTTGTCGGCGTTCTCCGTGTCCTCGTTGATCGGCACCCATCCGTCATTAAACCGCGTGATCTCGCCTGCCTCATAGGCGCGCAGGCTCTCAGCGTAAAAGGCACGCTCACACGCCCACTGCGGTGAGATTGCCGCGATTGCCTTCTCAATCAGTGGAATCATATGCGCCCCATTTGGGCAAAGGAGAGATCCCCGCCATCCCGCCGTGCAATCGCCGCCATCAGGCTATTTTCCCGCGCGTAGAGCGTCGAAAGATTCGCCTTTGTCAGCCGTCTGTTCGCGATCTGGTACTCCTGCGCCCCTTCCTCAATCGCGGCGATTGCCGCCCGTACGCGTTCCAGCTGTGTTTCCAGTGTCTCCAAATGGTCTCACCTCCTTTCATGTCAATACCAGTTCTTCCCTGCGCCGATCCAGTCACTTTCTTCAGCCTCCTGCTCCTGCGCGCGTGTTTCCTGCTCCTGCTCCATAAGATACCGCACGCCGATGATCTCGGCGGCGAGTGTGTTGTTTGTCTCGCAGTCGAGCAGGTGGTTCGCCGCATGGGAGCTGATTTTTTCCCAGACAACGGAGACACGTCCCTTCTTGTCGCGCTGCTCTACTCTCTGCTCGGCGCAAATCTGATCGGCGTATTCGCGCTCAATATCTCGGTAGACGTTCCAGCTGCCATGCGCACCCGCGTCAATGCTCATGCGCGAGGCGATGAAGTTCTTCATCTGGTTTGTGTCCATCGTGTAGAGGCGCAGCCCAAACCCCGCCGCCCTTTTATCGAGGATGGTGACGTTATACCGCGATTTCAGCGGCACACTTGCGCCTTTCGTCGGAATAAGCACATCCATATGACGCGCACAGAAGCTATACACCTCGTCTGTGTTATACCCAGAGTCGATGCACGCAAGGTTGATATTTCGAACTACGCCGTTCACATCGGCATAGTTCCGATTGATGACCGTCTCAAGGTCTGCCCACGTCTCCACGCGCCCCCAGTCGACCAGCCACGAGGTCAGATGCGCGCCCCATGCCCGCACGGCAAAGTAGAAATGATCGAGCTGAACATCTATCCCGCATGTGAGCAGCTGCGCCTCCTCGGGCATTTGCCCGCGCTCGTATGGCAGAGCCTTTTCCATAACCACATCGGATTTCATCTTGCTGCTCTTGTCCTCCCACGGCTCGGCGAGCCACGAGTTGATAAAGTTCATGAGCAGTGCGGGCTCATCCTTGCTGGAAATGAATTTCGCCGCAACGTCCCCGAAGGTCAGCCACGGCGAATAGAGAGAGTTCAGATGATAGGCGACCTTGTGGACGCGCCCCTTTGCCTTTACATCGCCGCGCCATTCTCCCATACGGAGCATAGCGGGCTTGTGACGGTCGTCGATGGTCTCGTGACAGTGTCTGCATTCGTAGTACGCCGCCATCCGCGCCTCGGTCTCGTCCGCGCCCTCTGCCCACTTGATCTGAGGAAATTCGAGCGTCTGCATCTCCCCGCAATGCGGGCACGGGACAAAATAGCGGTACTGTATATCCGCTGTCTCCCATCCCTGCCAGATGTAACCTGTTTTGAGGGTTGGCGTCGACACCTTGACCTTTTTCGCATTCCAGAACGTCTTTGTGCGTTCGTCCGCAAGCTCAAGCGGGCTTGCCTCGTCGCCTGACCATTTCGGGAACTTATCGATCTCATCGAAAAAAACATCCCGCACGGGGCGGCTTGCAAGTCCCGCCGCGCTATTCGCACCGACAAGCGAGATATACATATCACCGAAATTCAGCTCCAAATCCTGACTTCTGCGCTCATCAAACTTCTCCGCGAGCGCCGGGCAGAGTCTGAACATCGGCTGCAGGCGTTTTTCGCTGGTAAATTTTGCAAGTTCTTTGGTCGGATAGACGATCAACATAGGCGCAGGATCCTGCGCGATGGCGTAGCCGATCATATTCTGCTCGGCGACAGTCTTGCCGAGCTGCGTTCCTGCGCAGAATGTGATGTCATGTATGTGCGGTTTGTTGTAGGAGTCCATCACATCGCGGAGGTAGGGTGTCTTTGATGTCCGCCAACGTCCCGGCGAGGCGCTGTCCAATTCGGACAGGATGCGGTACTTGTCCGCCCATTCGGATACAGTGAGTTTTTCGGGCGGCTTCATCACGGCAAGCGCGTCCATAATCCACGGCGGATAGTTGAGTTCGTTACGCTTTTTTCTTCGTCCTGCCACGATATAGCCTCCCTTCCGCCATCTCTGCCAACGCATCATAAATGCGCTTGTCAATCTCGGTTTTTGCCATTTCCGCCGCTTCCGGATATATCGAATGCAGATGTGACGCAGTATTCTGCCCGATGGAGAGCAGCGATTTTTTCAGATTCGCCAGCACGCGCACGAGTTCATCCCGCACGGTTCCCGTTGGGACAAATTCATCTTTTTTGACGCTCAGTTTTATTTTTTCCTGCGCTGCCTTTGCTTCCTTCAAATCCGCTTCTGCCTTGAGTTTGCGGACTTCTGGGCTGTCTGTATGCTTGCCGTCAAACCGCCATTCCATAAGCTCTTTGATGTTCCATTTTCCGCGCGCGGCTTTCGGTGCTCCCTTTTTCTCCCAATTTGACAAAGTCTCTCGTGATACCTGGAAGAATTCGCAAGTGTCTGCCGTTGTGAAAATAAATTTTATTTCTTCTGTCACGCGCGCGCGCGGAGCTTTTTCGCCCGCCATCCTTCCATCACCTCCCGAATTGTCGAATTGTCAACCCCTTTTTTTCAATTTCACACACAAAAAAGCCGGGACTCGCAGACCCGTGTAGCTGCTTGCCCTTTGTAGTACCTGCAACGCCGGGGGTATCCCCTTGAAAAATCCACGCATGCGGCACGATGAGTGCAACTTACTGTCTCTTCTCCTTATTGCTCTGCCGCTGTCTGCGTCCGCGCTGCTTCTGTGTCTGTGTTCTCTTCTTGCTCCATGCTCTGCGACAACGCAGATAGTCCTTGAGTGTCACGCGCTTCACCTCCACAGCATGCATCAACACAATACAAAAAGGACACTGCTCGCCGCTGTGCCCTTAGTTTCTTAGCTTATACTATAGCACAGGTGTGTTTGTCTTTTTTTATCCACTTTTTGTTTCTTGAAAAATTTTCAACGCTCTACCATGAAGCTTGTGCACATAGTAGTAGTCATATCCCATGGTGACTGCGACCTGCTCCCACGATTGCCCGTCAAGATAGCGCAGTGTGAGAACCTCACGATAACGCCCATCCTTCAGTGTATCAATCAGCCTCTTCGCTGTCTCACGCAGATTTATCAGCTCATCCCATTTTGCATTGAGACGCTGCGCATATCCCTCAAGTGCTGCGATCGCATCGGAGAGATCGCCGATCTTCCCCCCGGTGACCTTATCCGCATCGTACGCAATTCCCTTGAGGTGGAGGATGTCCGCACGGGCTTGCGTGTATGCCTGCTCCAGTTGTTTCAATTCTCGCTCAGCGTCACGCACACGCCATAGATATTCTTTTGCGGTCATTCACTCATGCCCCTTTCTGCTGATTTGTTTCCTTGTGGATGGATTTTCTGTTCTGCCTGTTCGAAATACGCAATGGTCAGGGGATATCCCTCAGCTGTATAGGTGCTGTATGATAGCTCCTTGATGATGCGGTATCCTTTCGGCGGCTGGATCTCTGTCTTGAATGCTTCTGCTTTTGTGACTGTCTCCGTTTTGGGTTCGGTACGGATGAGGTTGCGGCTTGTCTGGAGTCTCCCCGCATGGTCTGCTATTTTCTCTTTCGTGTAGTAGTCCGCGAGACGTTCCGCATCCATGATGTGCCCGCCGTAGAGTTTGACTGCAACGCTTCCATGCACCCACGCCTTTTTTACTTTTTCCAGATCGGAACTGTTGAGCGCAGGGAGAAGGATGTGACCGTGCGGCCGTCCTGCACCCGTTAGATTCTCAAGCACAGATATATATTTCATCGGCACGCCCGCCTTCTTGTAGATCGTGCGCAGTTTTCGCTTGAACTTCTCAAATTCTTTCGGCACGCTCTCCTCTTCTGGATGCTCCGCATAGGTGCAGGTCAGGTACCAATCTCCGGCAGCAAAGTTATCCATGAGAAGCCGGGATAGCTTTTCAGCACGAAGGCGACGATTCACGGCGGCCTGTGTCTCTTTTGTGACGTTCTGTCTTTTTGCTCTTTTCTCTCTGATCTCAGGTCTCATGGGCAACGCGCGAAAGGAATAGTATTTCTTCTCAATCCTGAATCTCTTGTCTTGTGATTCCCATCTGGATCTCCGATATGCCATGTGAGCCTCCGCCATCTTTCTGTGTGCATAAATATGTCGGTGTTTTAATTCCTTTATCGAGGGGGAAAAGGGGCACACGCCCCTCATGAAAAAGTTCCTATTATATAGAAGGAAATCTATTCAAAACGGAATATCCGAATCATCGACATCGACGCCTGCAAACTCACCTGTGCTTCCGGAAGCTCCGCCATTCCCGCGAGGCTTTTCACCGAACTCTACTTCACGCGCGACAACCTCAATACTTGACCGTTTCGCACCATCCTTTTCATAGCTGTGCTGTGTGAGCCTTCCGGATATGGTGACCATCTGTCCTTTGACCAGATTGCGGCTGCATACCTCGCCGAACTTATCCCACACGGTAACGGGGATAAAATAGGTGCGCTTGTTGTCGCCATATCCATCGTCAACGGCGATATTCAATCGGCAAACACATTTTCCCGCTTTCGTATATCGTACCTCTGGATCTCTGGTAAGTCGCCCGCTTCCTATCCATGTATTCATTTGGATTCCTCCACCACCTTACAGTTCATCCACAATCAACGGCTAAGCACAAAACCAACAGCGAACACTACAATCTCCACCATCTCAATCACACTTTCAACAATCCGCGCTTCATCGCACTGTACTTTCCATAGCTCATCCCCATTGCCCGTGCCGCCTTCGCCATCTCCGCGAGCCGCTGCGGATTATGCGGCTCTCGTGCCATCTTTTCGCATGCCTCTTTTTTCGCCTGTCTGTATTCCCGACAGGTCGGGCATGTCTTTTCCTGTCCCACCACATCAAACACCTTTTCGCAGACAACACATTGCCGCTGCACGGGCTTTTTCTCCGTGGGCTGCTTTTTTTCTACAGGACAGTCCCCTTTAACCTTACGGGATTTCTCAGCACGCACAGCGTCGCAATCCTTGCACACATACCGCGTCTTGCTCATCGTCACAAATACTTTGCCGCAATGCCCACAGATGCGCTTGCCCGCCGTGCGGCACGCGGGACAAGTCTTCGCCTGATTCCTTCTCTCGAATACTCCACCGCAAATAAGGCACTCTTTCTTCATGTCCTCACGCACCTTTCGCAAACTTGTTGACGAAATAGACTTGACCTTTTCCTGTCACCTTCAGTGTCTTATTGATTGATGTATGTCCGTCCGCATGGTGAATCGCCGTCTCTTTGATGGTGAAAAGCCCCATCTCCATTGCCCGCTGTGTCGGCATATTGTAATCCGTCCCTTGACGACTCACCAGATACCCGTTTTCACGCATCCACTGAAAGAGACGATTCTGCCCCATGTCTACACCGTTCTGCTTGATGATCTTCGCAAGCTCCCCGATCAGGATTGTCGTATGGCTTGAGCTCACCGAATCCGCAAAGAGTACCTTCGGTCGGTCGCGCTCGATCTGTTCGTGCGCATCCGCAAGCAGTGCCTTTGTGTCGCTCAGAATCCGCTCGGAGAATCGCAGGGCACGCGCCACCCCCGCCCGCGAAATTGTCAACGATCAGCTCCATGTCCACCCATCCTCAATCGCCGCGATAAAATCACGGACGCACTTCTTCATGCCTTCCTCGTTTACAAGTCCCGTGTAATCAAGATGCACAAAGTCCGGGTCATACCCGCGATAGATTGTTATGCCGTAAGACTCACCATCGTAATCATCCATGACAGCCTCATATTCCTGCCCACCATAGGAAAACTCACAGACGATTCCGTTTTCGTCCTGTGTCATGGACTCAATGTGATAATCCATCACCGTACCTCCCGAAATACAATATCCGTCTCACGCATCATGTGGAGGAACAACTTCTTGCGCAGCAGATAGTCCCGCGTCCGTACCCCCTTGACCTCGATCACCTCGCTATGTCCGTCGGCGTAGGTGACGAAGAAGTCTGCCGTGTAGGTAATCGGCTTCTGATTCTTCCCCGTGTTGTCCTTGAACCCCGCAAGGAGCGTATAGGACGGTTGAAAGCCGATGCGCACGATCTCGCCCGCCTGTTTCTGTGCGAGCAGTTCCAGATACACCTCCGCCTCCCGTCTGCTGTCAAAGGTGCGCCCGCACACCGTTGTTTTCCGCGCATTGTACTTGTTCGCCTTCTTGCGCTGCGTACGCAGGAGACGCATCACATTCCCGATTGCCTCCCGCGCCGTCGGGTCGGGTTTTTTGCAGGGATGATACTCGTCCATCCTTCCCCCTCCTCACCAAGAGCAATGCATCATGTTCATTGAGTTTCTTGATTTCCTCGACAAGGTCTGTCGCTTCCTGTCCGTCCATGTACAGGATTGACTCCTTCGTAGGGTCGTACCCGAGTTCATGCAAGAACTTGAGTATAACCGTAGCTTGTTCCTCCGTCGCATAAGCCATGTTGCCGCCTCCTCAGCAATACCCACGTGCCTTGTTCTTCTCGTTTACGAGCCGCTGCAGCTCGCCGCGCTTCTCCTCGTCATAGCCAAGCGCGTCAATCCACGACGTGCAGACCGTGATGATCTCCGTGAGTTTTTCGGCAAGAGCCTCTTCATCCGCACGCTCTATACAATCAAAAAACTGCTCCATGTATATCGCATCTCTAACGACATCATACATGTGTTTTCCCAGTTCCTTTGCCCACGCCTCACCATCCGCAACGTCAAACATGTTGCACGGTTGCGGCTTTGTCATGTCAATCTCCTGTGTCATCTCAGCACGCTCCTTTCTCAATCCAACGATTCAAACGGCTCGGATTCACTCAAGTAGTATCGCGTCTCAATCCCCAACTCTCGCGCCGCCTTGAGTTCTCTCATGCACCCTACGCTATTTGCGTAATCTCCGCTCATAATGATCATGTCGGAGTCTTGCAGGGCTTCGATGCAGTATTCCATCACCTGTTTATAGTCCATGTCTGCGATCGGCGTGAACATGGTGAGCGGATTCAAAAACAGTATGTCCGGATATCGTTTCTGCAAGAACCGCTGAATCTCAGCCGCCTCAGCTCTGTTCTTTTCCTCATCCCCCGTATAGGGATGAGAGATATATGCCCATACGAGTCTCTTCATGACGCTGCTCCCTCCATATTTCCATCATCGAGGAAGTCAAACAGCGTTGGCGCGCTGCGCTTTGCTTCCTCCACTTTGAGATAACCGACCCCGTCGCGGAAATAGTCCGCGTTGAGTTCCGTCGCCATGCCGCGCCTCCCGCGCTTTATGGCGCAGAGTGGAACGGTCATCAGTCCCCCGAACGGGTCAAAGATGAGATCGCCCGCATTGCTGTATCGGTCAATCAAACGTTCCACGATGTCAAACTGTAGGGGACACACATGGAGCTGCTTGCCCTTCTGCGCTTGCAGCGTGTTCATGGTCCGCATGCGGTTGATATCGTCCCACACATCATCAGACCAACTGCCGGGCGCGACGACCATAAATGTCGCGGGCAGTTTCTTGTCTTTGTCGAGGCTCTCCGCCATCGCGACGTGCTCCTCATAGTCATAGATGCTCTCACGGCTATACTTGCGATAGACGCGCTGGAGGTCTGTCACGGGGAACTGCATGACCTCATCTTTCGTGAGCGGGCGGTCGCCGCTGCTGCGCCAATATCCGTGCGCATCGATCTGCCACCGTCCGCGCGTATAGTCCGCCTTGCTCTTTTTGACGGGCGTATCCGCGTATGCCTTTGATGTGTCGGTCGGAAGCTTGCGGAACAGCAAGATGTACTCAGGGCACCCGACACCCATCTTGCTCCCATCCTTACACTGCTCCGTCCAACCAAGGCGATACGTCTGATTGTTCTCGCGCACCACGTCGGTCACGACCGTGACCATGCCGAAATACTGAAATCCGTGCCGCATGTAGTGCTCAATGCAGAGCGCATGGAACGGCTCGATGGTCGGCATGCCCGTTCCCGTCGCATTGCCGAACAGAACGCGGTCTTTGACATGACAGGCAAACACGCGCCCGGGCTTTAGGATGCGCAGCAGCTCGGGGCTCAAATAGTCCATCTGCTCAAAGAATCGCGCCGTGTCCTCATTGTGCCCGAAGTCGTTGTAGCTCGCCGTGTACTCGTAGTGATTGGAGAACGGAATCGACGTGACAATCTCATCAATGGAGCTATCCGCCATCCTCTTTGTCTCCTCGATACAGTCGTTATGTATGGCCGTCCATCCGTCGCCCTTTACCTCCACGCGATCAACTCCTATGCTTCGTCCCATCTCAGCCGCCGCCTGTGCGCCGCCAAGCCCATATTCTTTGATGATCTCCGCCATCTTTTGCGTCAGGTGATTGTACTGCGTCCACTTGTGCTGCAAGACCTTGAGTATTTCCTGCTCGCTGTCCATGTAGATGATGTCCACGATGACCTTTTCCGGCTGCAGGAAACGGTGACAGCGGTGAATCGCCTGTATGAAGTCGTTGAACTCATAGTCAATCCCGAGAAAAATCATCCGGTGACAATGCCGTTGGAAATTGCACCCGCTCCCCGAGAGCTCCTTTTTCGTCGCAAGGATGCGGAATTTGCCGTCGGAGAAGTCGATCGTGTTCCGCTCACGCACGTCCATGTCCTGCAATCCGTAGATTTCCCGCGCCTCCGGCAGTGCCTGTTTGATTGCCTTCCGCTCATCCTCGAGGTCGTGCCAGATGATAAAGTGGTCATCGGGTGCGGCATCGACAATCTCCTTTGCCTTTGCCATGCGCGCGGCGATGCTGTCCCGCTTTTCCCGCGCCGCCTCAGAGAGCCCCTGCGCCGCGTCATGAAACATCTTGAGCTGCCCGTCCTTCTCTTCGGAGATATCCGGCGGCCGTCCGAGCTTGTGATAGCGCACCTCGAGTTCGGGCAAGTCGTAGCCCGTATCGTCATAGCCGAGGTTCGACGGTTTTTGAATGAAGAGTGCCCATGTGGAGAGCCACAGCCAAAACTCTTTTTCCTTGTGCGGGTAGAGCGTCAGGTTGTTCGCCTTCGAGCTGTCACGCTTGAAAAACCGCGTGAGTGCTTGCCCCGTGTCCATGATCTCAAGATATCCCGCATAGTGAATCAGCTCTTTGTACTTGTTCGGCGACGGTGTCGCCGTGGATACGAGCTTGTACGGAACGCCGCGAAACTTGCCGAGGAATGTCTGATAGGTTTTGCTCCCAAACGAGCGCAAGACCGCCGCCTCATCAAGACTCGTGCCCGCGAATGCGTCGGGGCGGATATCCCCGTCACGTACACGCTCATAGTTCGTGATCATGAGCCAACCGGGCGCAGCCGTTACCTCCTCCATGTTGCGGACGTAGACAGGCGCATCCATGCGGAGGAGCGTCACCGCATCACGTATGAACTCTTGTTTGACACCCAGCGGGCACACAATGAGCATCTTACCACCTTTGTGTTCGTGGATGAGACGGCACCATTCGAGCTGCATAATGGTCTTGCCAAGTCCGAACGCCGCGAAGATGGCACACCGTCCGCCCGCCGCCGCCCACATGACTGCGTCCCGCTGATGCGGTTTCAGTACGTCACTGATCTCCTCTGCGTCAATGGAGATGCCCGTCTTTTTTGCAATCACCATCTTTGACGCGAGAAAATCCCGATATTCCTGCTTCATTCCCTCACCTGCTTTCGCAGCATCTTGAAGTCCTTGAGCCCGATGAGGCGAATGAGTTCCACCGCCGCATCGTGGAGTTTCAGCGCGCTTTTCTTGTCATGTGCTGTTATCACCATCCCGCCATCCTCATCTTGATATTCGCCCGCGATGACGGTCTCCCAGAATGCGGCGCGCTGTGTATACTGCTCATATGTCGCCACCATCACCTGTACACGGTCACGCGGCGTAAAGACGGAACGACGCAGACAGCGTCCTCCTGCCATCTGATTCTCTTCGTTCATTGTGGCGTTCCTTTCTCATTTGTGTTATACTTAGGTCGCATGTAATCCACATAACGTGCTTGCGCTCATAGCGGTTGCCCCCGCTCTGAGCGCTTTTTCTTTGTCGTCGATGCATTCCATTCGCTCATGATGTTTCATCCTTATTCAAAATTTTTTCCAACTCCATGAACACCCTTTCAATTTCTTCTTGTGGGACTTCTTTGTCACACTCCCTCTGACGTGCAATCCCCTCCAAAACCGCCGCGGCAGTCATAAGGCGAGCAACTTCTAACTTTGCATCATCTGTCTGTTTTGCCCGTTCGGTGATGATGTTAATCGCGTTCGGAATGATATCATCTACAGCTCCTCGTATAGCGATCCCAAAAGAATCATCCAAATCGACTGCACAAATATAGAGGTCACACTCATCAAACACCTTGACAGCCTTTTTAAAATCCTCTTCCGTCATTTCGTTCCCTCCTCAACCTTTGCATTCAGCTTTTTGGCGAGCGACATCGCCGTGTACTCATTTTCCATCAGACCGCCCTTGTACTCACGGTTGCCGCTGTGGTCAACCTTCTTCATATCCTTGATGCGGTACACCTGATAGTACCTCTTCTTACCGAGCCACATGCTCGAGACCCGCCATTCACTCATTCGCTTTCTCCTTTACCCAATATGTCACCCGGATTTCGTCACCCGGATAGATTTCCCCGCGTCGCTCTACGAGCCACGGATTGAGCTCATACAGCCCTTCCTTATACTCGAGGATATAGCGCCTCGTCGCCGTATTCTTCACGATGTACCGCTCCGCAATCCCCCAGATGGTATCGCCGGGGCGGACGACATAGACCTCCTCGACGAGGACGGCGTTCTTTCCGTCGTCCCACGGATTTACGGCCCCAGAGAGGAGCGATGCTGCTGCGACGAATGCCCCGCCGATCAGAATTGGCTGCCAAAACTCACGCATTTTCTGCCACCTCCTTTCAGGCAATGATCCGTTTGCGCGGACGTCCGCGCCGCCGTGTCATCTCGAGCTGCTCCGCATTCTCTACAATCTTCACGGCGTGCTGCAGATCTTTGTGAGAGACCGCAGTGTCCGCGATCCATTGCAGGAGCGGTCCCCGTGCGATCTTTATGGATGTCCCCACCCAGAAAGCAGGAAAGTCGTTCCTTCCGTGCCGTGCCGCGTGTGCCAGCGCTCGGATTAACTCAATGCGAACGCCGGTGTATGCGGCAGCCTCCTCGACAGTGAGTGCTGCTTTTTTCCAAATTGGAATCAGTTTTTCCATTTGGTCACCTCCTCACTTTGCTCTTGCCTTCCCCAGTAGGTAGGCTGCTGTGAGTGCCTTCTCAATCCCCCAGATGGAGACCTCAATGAAATCGAGGCTGTCGCTATTCTGCGGCTCGAAGTCCTCCCTCGTCTCCATTCCGACAAGCGTTTTCCGGGCAATCTCGAGAAGGGCTTCCTTCTCCTTGGTGCTGATTTCGTCCATCATTGTTTCTCCTCCTTACCTGCGTTTGTCGAGATAAATCTGAATCTCAAGTGCTACTGTGGCGATCCGCTGGATGCCACTCAACAGGTGCTCCATCTGCGGTACTTCGTCCGCCGTGAGTGTGCCGTCCTGTGCGATGTGCAGCAGCTCTTTGTCAGAATCCCTGATTGCATCGAGCGCGTTCATGAACTTCACCGTGATGCGGTCGAGCTCGTTCAGCTCTGCCTGCGGAACGGTGCGCTGTCCGATGGGGCAGCACTGTGAGCAGTGATAGTTCAGAAGCTCCGGCGCGTGATACGCGTCCGCCATCAGCAGAACTTCCTCGGGGTACGGATTCAGTGTCCCGATCTCGATGCGCTGCATCCGCTTGCGGTCGATGCCCGTCTCCTCACTCGCGCCCTCGCGGCTGCTCAGGCGTTCGTTCTTCCCGGCTGCCGCCATGCGGGATAAATAGTACCTGCTGGATGCAGTTGACGGGGCTACTTTGGTCATAGTCTGCTTCACCTCCTTGGAGTAGGCTATTCTTGAATGATCTACATTCTCACAAATTAAATACAGGTATTTCCGTCATTCTCCTTCAAAAAATTAAGGTCAATGTTCAGAAGCACTGCAAGTCGCGAGAGCAGCTTAAGGCTGGGGGTGTACCGCCCCCGCTCTACGTCTGCATAATAAGCCCTGGACACACCAACAGCATCAGCGATCTGGTACTGTGTCATTCCAGACCGATCTCGTGCATCCTTAATGACGGCTTCAATTCTTCCCATCAATATCACCCCCTCGATTCCTTGCATTTCCGTCGTCTTTTTTAGACTACAGTATTTCCGTCATTTTGTCAATAGTATTTCCGTCAAAAATGTTATATAATCAAAAAAGACGGAATAACCGCACAGCGAAAGGATCTTCTTTATGAGTATTGGAGCTAAAATCCGAGAGGCGCGAAAAGTGGCGGGATTAACACAGGTGGAGCTTGCTCAAAAAACAAGCTTGTCTCGCTCCTACATCGGAGATATTGAAAAAGATCGGTACAATCCAAGCCTTTCAACACTGGATTTAATTGCAAAAGCGACCGGGGTAGCTTTATCTGCTTTGGTAGATGGTGACGATGTAGCTACTCCTCCTGCTCCGCCTGCTTCACTTCCTCCACTCACACCAAAAGACGAGCGTGAGATTATGCACTTGATGGATGACATGAAAGAAAAGCTCATGCAGGAGGAGGGGCTGATGTTTGACGGACAGCCCGCAAGCCCCGAGAGCATCCAGTCCATCCTTGACGCTATGCAGATCGGGATGGAGATGGCGAAGAAACGCAACAAGGCAAAGTATACGCCGAAAAAGTACCGTCACGAGGACTGACCGATGAATGCAAGGGAATGTGCAATCAAACTCATGAGGCGGTGTAACTCCAACGATCCTTTTACGATTGCCCGGGCACTTGATATCGTACTGATCTACTGCCACCTCGTCGATCTCAACGGCTTCTACCAGTATCACAAACGTAACCATATTATCTACCTCTCACAGGACTTGGATGAAATCACCAAGGGCTTCGTACTTGCGCATGAGCTCGGGCATATGCAGCTACACCGAGACTTAAACACGGTTTTCATGGACACAAAGACATTCAACCCGCACAGCCGATTTGAACGGCAGGCAAATACATTCGCTGTCGAGCTTCTTCTCCCTGACGATCTACTGCGTAAGTATGCGGACTGCTCCATCTACCAGCTTGCACGATCGGTCGGCGTACCGGAGGAGCTCGTGGAGATGAAAAGCAGTTGTAAAATCCACTATCCAGAGCGGCTTTAG